AGACTTCAAGCAAGCCGCCAAAACAAGAAAAGAAGTCATTACTGACAAAATGAAGGATATGTAATGAAACACATGACAAGAAGCTACCCGCCAGAAAACGCTATGCTGCGCCCGCACAAAGAATCCACGCTTGAAAAACAACAGAAAAAGCGTCAAGACCATAATCCTCCATTGGAATTAGACGATAGCGGTATTCTGAATAAAAAAGCTAACGAAAGAATGAAGCGTAAAGAAGCGTTGTCAAAGGCCATGAATAAGTACCATGACCCAGACATCGTAGGCTAAATTTCAATTTGAAAACCTTTCCCAAAAATTGTGATTTGTATACAAATCCATGATTTTGTTTTAAACAGGTTGTCATCCCCCGCCCTTCATTATCTGCTTAAATTGTAGGCATGCCATAGCGATGAGTTTAGGGGGACTCTGCGCCCCTGTTTCCCACCTGGTATAGGTTACCCGATGGACGCCTAATAAATTGGCTGCAGCCTCCTGAGTAAGTCCTAAAGACCTCCTCCACTTAAATAAGTCGTATTCCATGCAAAATCCCCGCAAATAATAGGTAAACACTCTCCCCTAGGGGGTCAAAACCCTAGCAGTCCTGTAGATAAGAGGGCAACAGTCCTGTAGACGCTACCCCCTACCCTTTAATACTCTAAGCCTGCACAATCCATAGTAGTGTGCTGATTATTTATTAAAGCAGTTCTAAGACCTTTTAAAGCTCTTCGTAGCATCCAAATATTAGGCTCTACCTTTTCAGCCTCCTCAATAATCACATAGAGAAGCCCTAAAAGTTCGTCTTTATCGTCATAATCCATATATAAGGCAGATTCTAGAATGTTGTTATTCATTTCTAGCTTTGCAATCTGTTCGGCTGGCGTTACTTTCTTTTGTGGTAGTTTTTTAGTGGTCATTTCATTTCCCCTGTTTTAAGTAAGTTAGCAATTAAAACCTGTAAGTCCAAAGTATTTTGGGCTAGATAACTTGTATAGCGCCCTAAGTCACCCCTAGCAAATGGGTCTAAGTCCGCCTCAATAGCGCCTAGAACCTCCCTTATTTCCTTTATTAGCTTTTCTTTGTTCATAAAACCCCCTTGTATTTAGAACCATCCCATACCTCTAAATTGTCAATAATTACCCCTTGAGTGCTACGCTTGGCCTCAGACAATGCGCCCTCAGTATTTTTTGCGCCAATCATAATCCACCCATATCTGCCCTTGTAGCGATATGAGGTCAAACTTGATATAGCGCATGGCTTATCCCAATGATTCATACTGTTTCCCCTTTAATCCAAAAACCATTAAGACACTTTGTGCCGTCATCTTCTAGCATATCGTCAATGGAATTGTATAAACCCACATATTCGTCAGATATACAGACCACTTTGCCACTTGATAGAGTCAAAATATCCACCATACATCCACCGCCCGTATTGTAGGACTCTGTTTTTTGTACATATACCATGTGATTCCCCTTTAAAATGGGCTGAAATAGCCCTTGTAATGCGTTTAAATGATACCTTTAGCGGTTAAATGCCATATAAGCTGAGAAATCGCCAAAAGAAAGATAATTAAAACAACTGCGTGCCAATTTTTCATATAAACCTCCTTAGAACTGTTGATATACAAAATAACCATAGGAAGGCTCACCAACTAGCATAGTGTTATCTTCTAAGTGATGTCTAACAGCCTCAATTTTTTCTTCTTCTGTTTCAATACCTTCTAAGTCTATTGAATAGCTAGAGGCTATTTCCTCATAGTCTGATTCACTATACTCACAGCAAATACAGATAACATCTAATTCGATTGGTTCGCCTATATCTTCCTCAACTGATTCAAGATACTCATAGATAAGGTTTAAAGCCTCATAAGAGAACTGAGAACCTCTATCCATACTATTGAAAGCATTGTGAAAGTCTGAGTTGTTTACTGTCTGTATCATTGTGATTCCCCTTTTGAAACTGTTAATAAATAGGTGCAGTAAGTTGTTTCTCCATCGTTCCCTAGTTTCCTAGAGTCTTTACTGTTTATCGCTGGCTCTTTCGAGTGCTTACATCAGCGGAACCTTCACAACCTACTGCATAACTGAATTGTAGCGTTCTGTTACATACATACTATAGGTACTTTCCCTAGTTTTGTGTATTTATTTCATTGTGTTGTTTTTATGCTATAGTGCCTCAATAGAATCAATGGCTTAGAGTTTAATTAATTCCTTAATTGCTGAAAGTTATAAGAATGGCTGAAACCATAAGAAATACATCTGAAGTAATTACCATTAATCCTGATGGTTCAATAGCTAAACCCTCAAAAAGACTTCCACCAAATGCAGGAAAAGGCCGTCCCGTTGGTGCAGTCAATAAACATACTGCCATTGCGAAGGAAGCTATTGCCAAATTCGTAGATAAGAACTCTCCCAGGATGCAACATTGGCTTGAGGAAGTAGCCTCTGGTATTCCTAAGACTGATAAGGAAGGTTGCATAAGATACGATAAGAATGGAGACATCGTGTGGATAGTCCCACCTAATCCAGAGAAAGCCTTTTTAATGTTGCAAGCTGTAATGGAGTATCACCTTCCTAAGTTGGCTAGGGTTGAGAGTGTTGGAGATGAGGCAGCCCCTCAACGCATGGTCATATCTTGGAAAAGACCCGAATGAATGAGGGAGTCTTAGAAGTAGAGATGGACTATTGCCCTCGTAAAGTATTCGAGGACTTCCACGATAGACAAGAAAGATGGTCGGTAATAGTAGCCCATAGGCGGTGCGGTAAGACTGTCCTCTGCATTAACGACTTAATCTATAGGGCACTCATAGATGACAAGGAAGATGGCAGATACGCTTATGTTGCCCCTTACTTTGCCCAGGCTAAGTCTATAGCCTTTGACTACTTGGTACGCTTTAGCAAGCCTGTAGTGGCTAAGGTAAACCAATCAGAGTTATGGGTAGAGTTAGTCAATGGGGCTAGGATTAGGCTATTCGGTGCAGACAATCCAGATACATTACGGGGACTATATCTAGACGGATGCGTTCTAGATGAGTATGCAGACATGAAGCCTAGTATCTTTGGGGCTGTCCTGAGACCGTTATTGGCAGACCGCAAAGGCTGGTGCACTTTTATAGGGACTCCAAAGGGGCACAATAGCTTTTGGGAGGTCTATAACAACGCTACTCAAGACCCCTCATGGTATGTCAAAGTCCTACGGGCTAGTCAGACGGGGCTACTTGATAAAGCCGAATTAGAAGATGCAGCCAAAACAATGACCCAAGACCAATACTTACAAGAATTTGAATGTGACTTTGAATCTGCAATCCTAGGGGCTTACTATGGTAAAGAGATGAGGCAATTAACTGATGGGGGGCGTATAACCGAGGTCGAGTATGACCCTCTATTCCCTGTGCATACGGCTTGGGACTTGGGGTACTCAGACGATACGGCTATATGGTGGTATCAGGTAGTGCATGGTGAGATTAGACTCTTAGACTATCACTCCTCTAATGGTCAACCTGTCGCTTTCTATGCGGGGATTATTCAGTCTAGGGAGGCAGAGAGGGGCTATACCTACGGGACTCATTGGTTGCCCCATGATGCTAGGGCTAAGACACTCTCATCTAATCGTAGCGTAATTGAACAACTAGGCGATAAGATACCCCTAAAAACAATTAAGATAACCCCTAATTTAAAATTACAGGATGGCATCCAAGCCAGCCGATTAGCCTTGACTCGGGCATGGTTTGACCATAAGTGTACAGATGGCATAGAGTGTCTAAGACAGTACCAAAGGGAATACGATGAAGATAAAAAGGTATTCAGGGATAAGCCTCGCCATGATTGGACTTCTCATGGTGCTGATGCTTTTAGGTATTTAGCGATTGTATGGAAAGATGAGGCGAAGATTGTTGACCCCGAAGCACCTATACGGGGGGTATTTGTTGGTCAAACTGAAGTCAGTCTTAATGACTTATGGAAAGAGACTAAGGTAAAAGCAAACAATAGAATATAAAAAAGGTAAAATAAGCAAACATTTCGCCAAATATTCAAACATTAAGGCAATTCTATGGCAAACGATAAAGCAACAGTCAATCATACCTACGAAGATTGGTATAAAACCATCATGGGGTACGAACGCAGCTACAAGCGTTGGGAAGCCAGAGTTGACCGCATAGTTAAAAAGTACAAAGATGATTCCAGATACGATAGAAATCCTAACGCAAGATTTAATATACTTTGGTCCAATGTCCAGACTATTCAGCCAGCTATCTTTGCAAGACTGCCTAGACCTGATGTTAGTCGTAGGTTTAGAGATAATGACCCAATAGGTCGTGTAGCCTCTTTAATGCTAGAGAGGGCATTAGAGTTTGAGATTGAACATTATGGTGACTATAAGTCAGCCATGAACAACGCAGTTTTAGACCGTTTATTAGGTGGTCGAGGTGTAGCTTGGGTGCGTTACGAACCGCATATTGTTGGCGAAGAAGCAGGTATGTCAGGAGAAGATACACCTGATGATGGACTCAGCGTTACAGAAGATAGTGACGAAGCTGAAACACCTGATGCAATGGAGAATGAATCACAGGAAAGAATTGAATACGAGTGCTGCCCTGTAGATTATGTTCATTGGCGGGATTTTGGTCATACTATTGCCCGTACATGGGAAGAAGTAACAGCAGTATGGCGCAGAGTGTATATGTCTCGCCCTGCCCTCGTTGAACGCTTTGGCGAAGAAATGGGCTACAAAATCCCATTAGATACAAAACCTGACGATTTAAAACAATCCTACAAATCAGATGACGGGGTATATGAAGCCGTTATTTACGAGGTATGGGATAAAGAAACAGGTAAAGTCTTATGGATTAGCAAATCACTCGGCAAAATTGTCGATGAAAGAGATGACCCATTACAATTAGAAAACTTCTGGCCTTGTCCTAAGCCACTCTATGCAACCCTAACTACAGACAGCTTAGAACCAATCCCTGACTTTACTATCTACCAAGACCAGGCAAGGGAATTAGATGTTCTGTGTGACAGAATTGACGGTTTAATTAACGCCCTTAAAGTGCGTGGTGTATATGATGCCTCGGCTTCTGAACTACAACGCCTATTCTCTGAAGGCGAAAACAACACTATGATTCCAGTAAGCAACTGGATGGCTTTTGCTGAAAAGCAAGGCATGAAAGGTGCTATTGACCTAGTAGACCTAACCCCATTTGCAAGCGCTTTGATGTCTTGCTATCAAGCAATGGAACAAGTTAAAGGTCAAATCTATGAATTAATGGGTATTGCCGACATTCAGCGTGGTCAAACTGACCCTACTGAAACTCTTGGCGCACAGATTATTAAGTCAAATAACGCTGCTGGTCGTCTAAAAACTCAACAGCACGCAGTCGTAGACTTTGCAACCTCATTACTCTGCATTAAAGCGCAGATTATTTGCAATCATTTTACTGATGACACGCTTGTTAAGATTTCTGGCGCAATGCAACTGTCCCAGCAAGACCAACAATACATTCCGCAAGCGATTGAACTGTTAAGAAACGAAGCAGCTAAGAATTTCCGCATTGAAGTCACTTCTGATTCAATGATTTACCAAGATGAACAGCAAGAAAAAGCCGATAGAACTGCATTTTTAGCTGCCGTTGGTCAATTTGTATCTATGGCGCTTCCTACAGCGCAAGCTGCACCTGAAATGACGCCAATGTTGCTAGAAATGTTGAAATTTGGTGTAACTGCGTTCAAAGCAGGCAAGCAATTAGAGGGAATTATTGACCAAACTGCTGATGATATGAAAAAACAGTACGAAGCTACTAAAGGTCAGCCTAAACCACCTCCTGTTGAGATTCAAAAAGCCCAAATGGACTCACAAGGCAAGATGCAACATCTTCAAATGACTGCACAGCTTGAACAAGCTAAGTTACAAGGTCAAATGGAACTTGAAAAAGCTAAACAAGAATACCAGGCGCAAGAAAACCAACTTAAATTCCAACTTGAAGAACAACGCAATCAGATGGACAGAGAGATGGAAATGAAAGTTGCCCAAATGAAGATGATGACTGAGAGAAACACTCAAGTCTTGTTGGCTCACATCAACAATGGCGCAAAGATTGAAGTAGCCCGTATTGGTTCAGATGATTCAGATGGCACACAAGCCTATATGACTGAACAAGACATGGCTAAGTCAATGGAATCACCAATGCAACCTATTGCAGACGCTATTGGTAGTGGAAATATGCAAATGGCGCAAGCAATTACAGCATTAGTAGATACAATTAATGCCCAACATAACCGCCCTAAAACGGTGGTTAGAGGTCAAGACGGCAAAATCATTGGAGTTCAATAATGGCTATTACAGTCAAGCATAGTAAGGTTTCAACGATACCTGACGGTACAGACACATCCGTTGTTAGACCTAGCGATTGGAATGATGACCATGTATTAACAGGTACTATTCCTGTAGCCAATGGTGGTACAGGTGCATCAACGGCTAGTGATGGTTTAAATAACCTTCTTCCTAGCCAAACTAGCAATACTGGCAAAGTTTTAACAACCGATGGAACTAATGCTTCTTGGGTTACCAATGGTTCAGGAACAGTTACTTCTGTTGCGGCAACCGCAGGCATAGGAATAAGCGTTACTGGCAGTCCTATAACAACTAGCGGTACTTTAAATATTACCAATACTGCTCCTGACCAAACAGTAGTTTTGACCGCAGGAACAGGAATATCTACTACTGGTACTTACCCTAATTTTACTATTACTAACACAAGCCCTTCTGCTGGTGGTGATGTAGTAGGCCCAGCTTCCGCAACGGATAACGCTGTAGCTAGGTTTGACACCACTACAGGCAAGTTAATTCAAAACAGCGTAACTTTGATTGACGATACAGGTAATGCTAGTGGCATCCTTTCACAGCAATTTAGCAATGGTTCAGCCGTAACTTTAGCCGCAGGAAAGATTTGGTATGACGGTTCTACTGGTGCTTGGAACGCTGGTATGGGTGGTGGCAACATTACTCAACAGATTGGTGAAGAATTGTTTGTTTACGGTAAGGCTAGTGCCGCAATAACTGATAGCCCATTACAAATTGTTTACCATACAGGCACAGTTGGTGCTAGTGGTGTCATTACTTTTGCCCCTACCATTGCAGGAATTACAGATGAAAACGCCATTATTGGTGTTGCAACAGAAAGTCTTGCTTTAAATGCTTTTGGTCGTGTTACTTCTTTTGGCGTGGTTCGTGGAATTACCACTAACGGCACAGCTTTTGGCGAAACATGGGCTGATGACGATGTTATTTGGTACAACCCTGTAACTGGAAATCCAACCAATGTAAAGCCATCCGCACCTAATATTAAGTTTCAAATTGGTCTTGTAATTAAAGCTGGTTCAGGTGGTTCAGGTTCATTTCAAGTTGCTTTAGTGCAAGGAACAGCACTTGGCGGTACAGATTCAAATGTAAAACTTAATGGCGTAACAAATGGTCAAATTATTAGTTATGACGGTGGCAATGGTTATTGGAAAAACACCGATTTAACCGCAGGAACAGGCATTTCTATTAGCGAAACAGTCAATGGCGTTTTGACTGTTACCAATACAAGCCCATCTAGCGGTGGTACTGTAACTAGCGTAACTGGTACAAGTCCTGTAGTTTCTAGTGGTGGTAATACCCCTGCTATATCTATGCCAGCCGCAACTACTTCTGTAAGCGGTTATCTTACAAGCACAGACTGGACAACATTTAACAATAAAGGTAGCGGAACGGTTACTTCTGTAGCCGCAACTGTACCTAGCTTTTTAAGTGTTACAGGTAGCCCAATTACAACTAGCGGTACATTAGCATTAACCTATTCAGGAACAGCTTTACCAATACTTAATGGTGGTACAGGCCAAACAACTGCAAACGCAGCATTTAACGCTTTAGCCCCAAGTCAAACAAGCAATAGTGGTAAATACTTAACTTCCAATGGAACAGATACATCATGGGCAAGTTTAGGTAACGCTTATTCTCGTACCAGTTTTACAGCCACAGCAGCACAAACAACTTTTACAGTAGCCTATACCGTTGGATTAGTTCAAGTTTATGTTAACGGTGTATTGCTAAATGGTGCTGATTACACGGCTACAAACGGCACTAGCGTAGTTTTAGCAGTAGCTTGTAACGCTGGAGAAATTGTTGAAGTATTGGCTTTTACTTCATTTAGCGTAGCAAGCACAGTTAGTTCATTTAGTGCAGGAACTACAGGGTTAACCCCAAGCACAGGAACTACAGGAAATGTAACTTTGGGCGGTACTCTTGCCGTAGCAAACGGTGGTACTGGGGTAACTACAAAAACAGGCACAGGTAATGTTGTTTTATCTACAAGTCCTTCTTTAACAACCCCTGCAATAGCAGGTGCAACTTCAGGAAGTATTACTTTAGCTGTACCTGCGGTTGCTGGTACTAATACCATTACATTTCCAGCGTCTACAGGAACAGTATTTTTAGGTTATCCAGTAAATTATTTAATGGCTGCAGGCGGTGGCGGTGGTGGCGGTTCGATTGCGGCTGGCGGTGGTGCGGCTGGCGGTGGTGCTGGTGGATTAATTTCAAATATATTAATTGCAAGTAGTGGTACTGTTTACACTATTACTGTTGGTGCAGGCGGTGCAGGCGGTATTGGTAGTGCATCTCCAACTGCCGCAACAAATTCATCTATTACAGGATTAATAGAGGCAGTAGCTGGCGGTGCTGGCGGTTACAACAACACTACTACAACATCTATAGCTGGTGCTTCAGGCGGTTCAGGTGGTGGTGGAGCTTATAGAAGTGTTGGTGGTAGTGGAACTTCAGGGCAAGGAAATGCTGGCGGTAATGGATTAAATTCTGCCACAAATTATCCTGGTGGTGGTGGTGGTGGCTCAGGTACTGCTGGAGTTACTGCACCTTCAGGCACAGTTGGTGGTGCTGGTGGGGCAGGAACATCAAATTCAATAACTGGTTCTGCTGTTATTTATGCCGCAGGTGGTGGTGGCGGTACTTATCTTGGTGGAACTGCTGGTGCTGGTGGTTCATCAGGAGTAGGCGGTGCAGGCGGGGTAGCTAACGCTACTGGTAGTGCAGGAACAGTTAATACGGGTTCAGGTGGTGGTGGTAGCGGTTGTACTGCACTTTTAGCAGGAACAGGTGGTGCAGGTGGCTCAGGAGTTGTTATTTTATCTATTCCAACTGCATACTATTCAGGGACAACAACAGGTTCACCAACCGTTACAACTTCAGGTTCAAATACTATCCTTAAATATACATCTTCAGGGACATATACAGCATGAGTTATTACGCTAAAGTTTGTAATGGAACGGTTACTCAAGTGATTTCTGCCGAAGCAGACTTTTTTACACATTTTGTAGATACAAGTCCTGGCGAGTGGATTCAAACTTCTTACAATACAAGGGGTGGAATTCATTATGGCCAAGATGGTCAACCTGATAATGGTATAGCTTTGCGTGGTAACTATGCAGGAATAGGCTATATATACGATAAAACAAATGATGTATTTTATCCCCCACAACCATATCCTAGTTGGACTATAGAAGCTCCTACATGGACTTGGACACCCCCAACACCTTATCCTACAGATGAAAATAAATACAACTGGGATGAAACAACTAAAACTTGGGTAGCTATATGACAATTCCACGCAATTTATCGTTTTTAGCAGATGGTGCAAGTTCTACTGGTGTTCTTAGTGTTCCTTTTGGTGGAACAGGATTAACAACCCTTACTGCTAGTTATGTACCCTATGGCGCTGGTACAAGTGCTTTAGGGTCTAGTGCTAACCTTTCATTTAACTCTAGCACTAGCGTATTGACTGTAGGGACAGGAGTTACAGGCGGTATTGCTGGCGGCACATTCTAATGTTTCAAACTGCTTTTCAAGTCAATGCGTTTCAAAATGACGCATTTCAGATTGTCATTACCCCAGTTGAACCTACAAAGTTTGGCGGGGATGACGCACCTTATACAAGGGAAGAATTAAAGCGACTTAAAGGTATTCAGAAAAAACTACGCCAGGCAGAAGAAAAGCGTATTGAAGCACTTAAAGCTGACGCTGAAAATCGTAAGCAAACTATTGCTGATTTGGTAGACCCAAAACCAGTTGCACAGAAACAACAAAGTAATATACAATCCAATCAAGAAGTTAGCGTTGATATACCGTCAAACCTAGCAAACATTGACCGATACATCGCTAATCTTGTAACGCAACAACAAGACTTGCAAAACGCTGTATTAATAAGAGCCGCTAAAGTTCGATTAGAACAAGAGTTAGCAATCTTAGAAGTTAAGCGTCAAGCAGAATTAGACGATGAGGAAGCACTATTAGCACTCTTACTTTAAACCCGCACACGGAATATAAGAAAGCCTACGAACACCTCCATGCTGGTCGCTTAGACGCTGGATTTAGGTTATTTGAATATAGATGGCATCCTGAAGTTATAGCCAATCAAGCACAGCCATATCATCAAAAGTTAAAAATGCCTGTATGGCGTGGGGAAAGCCTATTAGGGAAAACCATTACTGTTCAAGCAGAACAAGGTTTTGGTGACATTATTCAATATGCACGCTTTTTACCCTTTTTAAAGGTAATGGGCGCTAAAAGTGTTGTTTTATTGCAACATGGTTCATTACATACATTATTAGGGCAAATGGATTGTGTTGATACATTTACCAATATGCCAGAAGAAGGTATTGCCACAGAGTCAGACTATTGGATAGGCATTATTTCTTTACCTTATTACATAAGTTTAGCACCTGCGTATGCAAGGTCATTATTCCCTGTTTCATGTAACAAAATTGTAGGGTCTGAAGGTTATTTAGACGCCATTCCTAGCAATATTCCTAAAAAACTAGCAGTCAACTGGTCTACATCAAAGGGTCTTTTGCACTATGTGCGGACTATGCGCCCAGAAACCATGTTGGAGTTAGTAGGTGATGACGCTTATTCATTTTGCCCTGAAGAAAATAGATTTTGGTCGCCATTACCTAATGATGGTTGGAAACAAGATTGGAACAAGACTGCAAGCCATTTAAAAGCCTGTAAAGGACTGGTAACAGTAGACACAGGCATAGCCCACCTAGCTGGTGCTTTGGGCGTTAAAACCATTGTAATCATGCCTAGAAAAGAGTTTAAGTGCTGGCGCTGGAAGCATGGAACTTGGTACAACTCTGTTTGTACGGTTGAAGAAGATGAATTAGACAAAATACCCGAAATCATAAGGAGAATGTAATGCTTTGCCCAAAATGCGGATATTCCGAAGGAAACCATATTGAAACCCAAAAGACAGATGAGGAGTTCTTTATTGAATGGTGGACTCCTACTATTGGCGAAGAAGCTGCCAAAGCCTCATGGCAAGATAAAGTTGCTATGAAAACTAGGGTAGCCCCTACGGTTATGTCTGACATACCAGGTCATATATCTATGGCTGATGGTACATGGGTAGACAGTCGGTCTAAACATAGAGAAAACCTAAAACGCAACGGATGTATTGAATTGGGCAACGATGTGCCTATGCAGCAAAAAGCACCAGAAATGAGTAGACAGTCACAAGAAGCAAGAAAACGCCAAATTGCTGAATTAACTTACGCAAAACTTAATTACCGATAGGAAAAACCATGTCAGAAGAACAATTAGACCGTAGAGATTTATTAGAAGCTGCTTTAGAAGCGGCAGAGGAAGGCACTCTTGAAACACCCATCGAAAAAGACATTGAAGTGGCTGAAAAGGACGACATTTCCGAGGAGTCCATTAAAACTGAAATTAGCCCGCAGGATAACGAAGAAACTGCCGAGGATGCTGAACCTATTGAATTTGAGGGCAAGAATGAGGAGAAGGAGGAGAAAGTAACCCGTCCTTCTACCTGGAAGAAAGAATATGTCACCATTTGGGACAAGATGGAATCTGGCGAACAGATTAGCAAAGAAGATTTTACTAAGTTTGCTGAATATGCCAACCAGCGTGAGTCTGAATACAAGAAAGGCGTAAGCACTTATAAGGCTGAAGCTGACAGGGCTAAGTCCTATGAAAACGCCATTGCCCCCTATGCCCAAGACTTACAGCGCAGAGGAATACAGCCAACTCAATATATTGAAAACCTAGTTCGTGCGGAACAAATCTTGTCTAATGCTGGTTACGAACAAAAAGTCCAAGTATTTCAGAAACTTGCGTCAGATTATGGTATACAATTAAATGGTAATGGACAGGTAACACAACTTGACCCATATACGCAACAACTGATGAACCAATTAAACATGGTAAATCAGGAAGTTTCAAGCATTAAAGGTCGATTTGCCCAAGAGGAAAATCAACGCTTAATGGGTGAAATTGAAAGAGTAAGAAGTGATGTGGAGAGGTTTCCGCATTTTGATGTGGTAAGGGAAGAAATGGCTCAATTACTTGAGTTAGGGAAAGCCCAAGACCTAGAAACGGCCTACAAGAAAGCCGTGCGTATGAATGATGATGTTTGGGCATTAGAACAAGATAGACTCTTGAAAGATGCTAAACAATCAGCAGTCAAAGCACAGCAAGTAGCGAAGGCTAAGGCTGCTGCGGTTAGTCCAAAGTCCACTACACCTAGTGGAAAAGTGAGTAATCCAGAAGATAAAAAGGATAGACGGTCATTGATTGCCGAAGGATTAGGCGAAGCAATGAGTCGTAG